TCATAATTTATCCAGCGCCTCCCGCGCTTTTTTCTTCACACATTTCGGGCACGTCGGACGATGAGACAAATGCCAGCCTTGGTATTCCAAGAGCGATTGAAAATGTTCCCGGTCGCCGGTCATCGCCACCTCTTCATAACAGATCACGCACCGCACCCGCATCAGCGGGTTGGCTAAATCGGTTTCCTGCGTTTTAGTAAGCGCGCTCATGGTTGAAATTTTTGCAACACGATCGCGCCGCCGCGCCGCCGCAAATCCTTCTGCACCTGCTCGGCGTGGGCTTCGCAATAACGGAAATTATTCCGGCTGACGAACGCCGCCGGCGCGTTGCAATGCTGCTGCACGCCGTCCAGCTTGACGAAGTATTCGCAGGCGTCCACATCAGCCTCGGCGATGACCGGCGAGGCCACGGCGCGGCCGGGATAATTACTGCCGATCATCGGCCCATATTTGTGCCACATGGCCTCGGCAGATTTACGCCGGCCAACGGTGAACCAGCGGTCGCCGCTGCTGTGAGCAAAGCTCGACATGAAATCTTTCTCCCAATCCGTTAAATTCAAATCGCTCGCGTTCAACGCCACGAGGAACGCGGCGCGCTGGGTATCGGTGATGGTCGCGTCGAAGATCATGAACACTCTTTCTTCAGCGAGTCATACCGCGCCGCAAACCAATCCTCCGCGCGCTCCAGCGAACAGAGGCAGCAGATCAGTCCGCACAACGCGATCAGGATCAGGCCGGGCGCGTGGATGATTTTTTTGAGCCTCATATTTTCTCCGCTCGTAAATCTTGGTGTGCTTGTGGACGACGCATTCGATCAGGCGTTGCTTCTCCATGAAGTCGAGACAGTCCTCGACCTGGTATTCATTCGGCACGAACAGCGGCCAGCGGCGCTGGAGCGCGATGCTGATCTGTGTGCGTGAGAAGCGGCCTGGCCAGCCGTGAACAATCCGGCGGATCGCGCCCGCGACTCCGCCGAATTGAAACACGAGGACGTGGATCGCCGCGAGACGGCTGCTTTCGAGTTCCTCCATGACGCGTCGCAACTCATTTTGTCTTTGAAGGCGAGTCGCTGATCACGGGCGCTTCGGATAAAAGTTGAAGCACTTTTTCGGACGCGATTTTGTAAGGGTCAAGCCGGGCAAGCAGGTCAAGCCGGGCAAGCAGGTCAAGCCGGTCAAGCCGGGCAAGCCGGTCAAGCCGGTCAAGCCGGTCAAGCCGGGCAAGCAGGTCAAGCCGGTCAAGCCGGGCAAATCTTTCAATAAACGGCTGCCTGACGGCATCCCACTCTTCCTTTTTGAAGGGTTTATCATCCAAAAAAGCAGCGATAAAATTTCCGAAATCCTTGAAGGCGGCTTTGTCTTCTGGCGACTTCCAGATTTTCCAAAAACCGATTTTTTCATCAATCAAAGTCCATACAAAAAACCTTGCATTGACCTGGCTCAAATCCGCGCCGACCGGGATCGCGTTCAGAAACCGACCGGGCCACGTCATGGCCGACTTGGAATCCATCCGCTCAAACAAACCGTCTTCCAGATAAGCGAGAGCAATGGGAATGCCGAGTTCGGTTTCGTAGGCTTGGTGGTTTCCAAAGCCGATATTTTTTCCGAGGCGCACATTGAGGGAATGGATTGAGCAGCCGACCGCGCAGCCATGGAACTTGTCGCCCTCTTCCATGCCGTAGGTTCCCTTGACGATCTGATCCGCTGCGCGATGTTTTTCGATCTCTTCCAGCATCATCGCTTTCAATGCCGGGTCGCCGTTAAACGCTATCATTTTTTTATTCATAGTTTTTGTTGATGGTTGAGGTTGAAAATTATTCTCGTTTTAGACGCCGCTCTCCATGCAGTCTGGGCAATAGTCACCGCCGTTGACCCGACCCCAGCCAACCTTCTTGGCATCGGCGCGGAGCAACCTGGAGTCGTTGCCTTTGATAAAAATTTGTTTAATGGAAAAGCCGTCCAAGGTGGCAAGGTCGGGGAAACAAACGTCGCCATTGCCGTGCTCATTGTCGCAAAATAAAATGGAACACTTGTTGATCACGACTGCACCTCCACTTCCACCGCGTCTTTGAGCAGCGCGGCCACGGCCTTCTCGATCTCGCTGTCGGTCGGTTTAATCACCACCACGTCGCCGGTGGATTCCACGCGGCAGCCGAGTTTCTTTAGCTCCGCGCCGTCCAAATCTTCCAGCGCCTTGGCGATCGGTTTCTTCGTCGTCTTGATGAGCAGATCCGCCTGCGGCTTGGTGAACAGTTTCTCGATGCGCTCGACCACGGCGGCGTCATCGTCCCAATCAATGCCGCCGCTGCCCTTGCGGAAGCCGACCTTGACGCCGTGGAAAATCTGCGTCTTGGGTTTGTCGAACAGCGCGGGCGCGCCGGCGATGGCCGTGTGCAGCGTGAGCTTGGCGGCGGCCGCATCCGCCACGGCGGCGCGGAGGCGTGGCAGAAATTTTTTGAGCAGCGCGGCCTGCTCGGCTTGCAGATCGGACATCACGCTCACGAGCCGGTCATGCTTGGTGGCGAAGGCTTGGGTGAGCAGTTCAATGTCCGTGAGGTTGGTGGTGGCGCGGCCACCGGCGTTTTCAGTTGTGCTGATCATAATTTTATTATTTGGCGGGTTGATGGTTAAGCGAGCGGGGTAAAAACTGCGTCGAGAATTTTCTGACGAGCTGGCGATTTTTCACTGATGCGTTCCTTGCCGAATGATCCTTCGAGTCCGGGAACGATGTTGAACTCTGATTGGCATTTTTCATTCGCGCACTGGATGTTGACGTTCATGCCGCCGTGCGGTCCTTCGAGAAAACGCGGTGAGCCGCAGTCGGGACAGATGCCGGAGTCGAGGTGCATGACTTCGGCGGGGGTGAGCTTGGGATAATCTTTCATAAAAAAATCAGGGCGACGACGAGCGCGGCGGCGCAGATGAGGATGCACGCGGCGTCGAACGCCCATTGCTTGCGCGTGCCCAGGTCGCGCAGGTTGCCGATGGGATGGGGGAAAATGGATTTCACGATTTCACCTCCGGTTTGGCGAGCGTCAAATCTTCGAGGCCGCGCAGGCAGACGGCGATGACTTGCAAGAGTTCGGACTGGATGGCCTCGACGCGGACGCGCTTGCGATACGCCTCGACCTTGACCTCGGTGAATTCCTCGTCGAGCACGCCGACGAGATGGTTGTAATCCGCCAGCGGCTGGGGATGTTTCGCGCGCGCCTCGGCTAGTGCGGCCTTGGCGGCGGTGAGCAGGAAATCCGTGGTGCCGACCTGCGGCGCGATTTTGGAAAGGCGGCTCATTTCGCCCTCCGTTCCTTGATGGCCAGGCACGCGGCGCAGTTGACTGGCCCGATGTCTGATTGCCAGGCGGGGGCGGATTTGGCCATGTGACCACCGCCGCACAGCGGCGTGCCGTCCGCGCGCACGGCGTGAACTTTGTGATGTTTAGTTTTGCAGACGCCTCGCGCCGGCATCAGCAACAACTGCCGGGCCGTGGGTGAAATGGCTTCGAGTAGAGTCATGACGGCCTCCCGTCGAGTTCAAGACTGACGATTTTCTCGCAGGCTTCATTTTTCACGCCAACGAAGTCGGCGGTTTTATCGTCGCATTCCGGGATGACCAGCAAGGCTTGCACCGTGAAATGTCCCGGCCATTTTTGCAGGTCGGCGATTAACTCTTCGACGGTCATAACGCCTCCCGGATCTCGCGCCCGGCGGCGCGGTGTTCGCGGCGGCGCGAGAATTTCTTCTCCGCTTTGCCAGGCGAATTCCCGCCGTGGTCGGAGATGTATTTCATCCGCAGCGCGCAGGCGGCGGCGTCGTTGTGGGTTTTGCGTTTCGCCACGCGCGTGCCGTTTTCCAAAACGAAGAAGGCGTGCTCGGTGTGCTCCACCGAAAAAGTTTTTGTATCGCTCATAATTAAGTCACGTTAACTACGGTTTAGGCGGGGGGTTAATTGAGCTGCCAGTCGCGCAGCAGCTTCGTGTGCGCGGAGCGGACGGCTTGGGTGTGGGTGATGGGTTTCTTCGCGCCGCTGCGGATCTCCTCCGCCAGCTTGAACTGTTTATACACGGCGCGGTAACAGCCCTCGTGCGAGACGATCTGCTCGCCGAGATCGCAGATGGTTTCGATCTCACCATTGAGTTCCGGCATCAGCGAGGTCGCCAGGTGCGTGATGAGGACGCGCTCGTTCGCCGGCTTGATCTCGTTCCAGAGCTGGATGCGGCTGAAGCGTTGCGTGTCGGACATGAGCAGCTCGTGCAGCGCGTGCGTGCCGACCAGCGCGATGGGGATGAGCGTGGCTTCCCAAAAATCCACGACCCATTGCAGCGCGGCCTTGGTGAGCTTGTGCGCGTCGCCGATGATGAGCAGCCGGTCGCTGCCGGTGAGCTTGGTGACGAGAAACTCCGCATACTTGGTCTGCTTGTCCCAGCCGGCGGAACCGACCGCCTTGAACAGCGCGCCTTCGAGCGATTTCTTGTCGCAGTTCCACGCGCGCACTTGGAAGTGGATGGCCGTGGGATTTTCCTTGAGATACAACTCCTCGCCGCGCGTCTTGCCGCCGCCGCTCGGCAGCACGATGCAGCCGATCTCGTTCATCTTGCGCAAAATTTCTAGCGCGCTGGCAATGGCCTTGGTCTCGTCGGTGGCGATGGTCTCCACGCCGCTGGCCTTGCGCCGCGCCTGGTTGCGGAAAAAATCCTCCAGCTTGCGCTCGAACATGGCGAGGTCGCCGTTGAATTCCTTGCCGCTGCAATACTGGCTGACGTAGCTGGAGTTGACGCCGAGCGCCTTCGCCATCTTGTTGTTGCTGAAGTTATCCTTGAGCGGCCCGGCTCGCAGTTCGAGCAGGCGCTGGCGCAAGGCCTCGTTAAACTTTACAGGTGTCGCGTTTTCCATTTTTCCTCCGGTGTGTTTTTGGTTGTGGTTTTCAGACGTAACTAACTTGCCGGGGCAGCTCCATCCCCAGCTCCATCTGCGGCGCGGCGTCGGCCGTGTTCCGCCGCAGAAAACTTTCCGCGATCGCGCGGGTGACGAGTTTGTATTTGTCCACGGGCCGCGTCTTGGCGTCGCCGCGCTTTGACTTCTCGCTGTCGGCGTAAAATTTGTCGCCGACAAAAATCCCGACCGGCTGGATGACGTGCGCGTTTTTCAGTTTGGTGATGACGCTGCCGGGCACGCCCGGCCCGATGTGCCGGCCATTCACGATGCGCTCGGCGTCGGTCACGCAGTCCGTCGTGAAATAATCGTTGCCCGCGTTCAGCCGGCGCAGCGCGTGGGTGATGAGCGCGATGGCGAACGCCTTCATCTCGACATCCTTCCAGATGTCTTGCTGATCCACGGCTGGTGCGGGTGCGGGCATAAATCAGAGTTCCAAGGCCTCGTTGGCGATGCGCTGGTCCTCGTCGCGGGCGCGCGTGCGTTTTTGGGTTTCTTTTTTCTGCGACTTGACGGAAAGCAATCCGCTGGCGACGGGCGTGCTATCAATTGTTCCCAGCGCATCCGGCACGTCGGCGGTGACTGTGAATTGTTCGAGCGCGGCATTGTGCTCGCGCATGGCGGCGAGGCTGGCGATCTCCGGCGCGGCCAGTTCGGTCGCGGTAGCCGTGGCGGCGGCGCGGGCGGCGTGGGTGTAACGCATGGCCTCGGCGAGCGCCGCGTGGTCGAGATACTCGGTGCGGCCGCGCAGATACCAGGTGCCGTAAAAACGTCCGTCGCCGGAAGTGACGTGCAGGAACTGCGGATCGTCCGGCGAGAAATAGCACAGGCACTTGGTGTCCGGCGCCAGCGCGAGGCCGGGCGGACATTTGTAGGTGAGCAATTTTTCCTCGTGCGTCAGCTTGATCTCGCCGCTGACCTCGACGAGGCGCTGGCGGACGGTGTGTTCGAGAAAGGTTTTGATGATGTCCGGCGAGCAGCGATCCCACTTGGCCACGGACTTGATCAAGCGCATGGCGCGTTCGACGGGCATCTCTTTGCGCTTGCGCAGCGGCAGCGCGGAATGATCCGCCACGTCCGCGACGTTTTTCCAAGCGCCATCCACAAAGACTTCGAGCACGTCGGCAAAATCTTCGAGCGCGTGTTCCTTGCGGAAATTCTGCTCGACGCAAAATTGCTTGAAGAGGTCGCGCGCGATCGCCGGCGTCGGCAACGGATACTTCACCTGCTCGCGCAAGTGCGGCGGCAGCGACTGTGCGTTGAGATAAATCTCCCGCGCCTCGGCCACGCGCGCATTCAGTTCCGCCGGGCGAATGTCCCAGCGGTTGCCGGTCTGCCCGCCGATCCAACTGCCCTGCGTGTGGAACAAACGGTTGTGCGATTCGTGACTCGCCTTGCCGCGCGAATTGCCCTTTTTCTTTTCCGCATAACCGCGCACGGACTTGTCGCCGATCATCGAGGTGTAATGGACCTTGATGCGGTTGTCGAACAGCTCGCCGAGCGCCAGCTTGACGGCCTCGGCGAGCGTCGCGGTGCCCCGTTCAACAACCCAATGCACGGTGTAACCGACCGGCAACGGGTAAGTCTGCAAAAGATAACCGGCCAGCTCCTTCATCTGCTGCGCGCCCAGGTGCGTGGCCTTGCCGTCCTCGCGCACCGTGGCCGGCAGCATCACGAAGCCGAGCACCATCGCCGTGGCCTCGTCGCGCGCTACGAGCACCCACATCTCCTCGGCCTGACCGGTCGCGGTGTTGAACACGAGCCAGTCGGTGCGCACATCATCGAAGGTGATTTTTTCGAGGAACCGCAAATTTTTCCGCGTGCCGAGCACCTGCGGCAAGTGCTGCATGGCCGCGCTGGTGGAATCGTGCAGCAATGCGCGCGTGGCGGCGGTGAAGCGGGCGCGTTTTTTGATCTGCGTGAGAATGTTCGAGTAGCTCCAGCCGGTCGGGAAATTTTCGCGGTCACGTTTCGCCCAAATTTTTTCGTAGCCGGCCACGATCTCTTCGTCGCCGTTTTCGTTGCGGCCGGTCTGCCACTGGCGCTTGATGGAAAACAAAGCCTGGCGTTTGCCATCGGCGCGCTTGAACTGGCCGAACCGCTGCTCGCACAAAACGAGAAACGCCTCCGGCAATCCCTGCGGCTGGCCGGCCTGCCACAACGGCCCGGCCTTGGCGCGGTTCACGAGCGCGACCCAATCTTTTGAGGTGAACCACAGATCGAATTTCGCGCGGAAGGTTTTCAGCTTCCAACTCCATTTGGAGAAGATGCGCAACGCCGCGCCGCACGCGGCCTGCACGGAAAGTTTTTTCACGACCAGGCTGCGGACAAATTCGCACGCACGCACGAGCGCCTTGACCTCGGCCTGCACTTTGGCCGGCAGCGTGATGAGCAGCGGTTCCTCGCCGACAAAACTCGGCTGCGCGGTGCGCGTGCGCAGATACGCCGGCACGTCGGCGACGGGCTGCACCGGCTGCGCGTCCAGCGCGGTGATGACCAGGCCGCTGCCATGTGGAACAATTGAATCATCCGGCGACGCGACCTTTATCAGGCTTTGCGCAAGTGCCTTGTTCGGGGACTGACTAACGACTTGCGCCGGTTCGCCACTTTCGCCCCTGCCGTTGTCTTGCGCTTCGGCGTGCGCCGGATGAAAACTAGAAAAGTCGGAGATCATGTTTTTAGAAATGATTGGAGACCTTGTGCGCGCTTGATGTGCGCCTCGACGATTTTGCGACCTTCTTCGATGTAGGCATCCACCTCGCGTTTTTTTGGGAGCACCGAAGAACCGGCTTGAAGTTTCAACAGTTTGTTGCCGACAAATTTCGTGCAACGCTTGGTCATCGCAACGTGGTGATTGACGAGCGCGTGAACTTCGGCGGCTGACAGTGCGACCGTGTAAGGTCGTTCGGCTGCCGGCTCCCAACCTGAAATTTTTTTACTCATTGCGCACCTCCGTTGCCCTTGCGCGCTTCCATGAGCCGCTGGATGAAGCCGCTGGCGGTCTGGCAGGCCACTTGCAGTTTCGCCAGCAGTTTGCCGTCCATCATGCCGAGGTTTTTCGCGTCGGCATGGTCGCGGAGCCATTCGGTGGTCGCGGTGGTTTCCTCGGCCAGCGTGTGCAACCGTTCCTCCTCCTCGCGTTGCGCGGCCAGCTCGCGCATCTCTTTCGTCAGGCCGGAGGAACCGGGCAAGCGGCCGCGCTTTGGTTGCGTCGGATTTTCTTCATCCACCTGCTTCAATTCCAAAAACAGTTGCCGGTAACTTTTGCCCGCGATCTCGGCGTCAATCTTTTCGCGGACGGCCAGTAATTCCGCCGGGACTTTTTTCAGCGGCAGCGCGAGCACTTCATGAAGTTTATATTCGAGCCGTTGCTTCAAGGTAATGCCGAGAACATCACCGACGCCGGCGGCAACCTGTTTCCAGCGGCGCACCGTGCGCCATTCGCGGTTACAGTGCGACTCCACCCACGGGCCGAGCATTCCGTGCGGCAAATCTTCCGCCAGGCATTCGAGGAAGAAACCGGCTTTCAGAATTCTGACAACACCTGATTCGGCATCCTTGATCAGTTTGTTGAGTTGTTTTGCAGCCTTGGCGTCATTGCCATGTTTCAATGTCGGAACTTTGACGATGGCGACTGCTGGCGCGGATGCGGCGATGACAAAGCGGTCTCGGTGAGACCGATTTGGCGACGGTCTTGGTTCTTTAATTTTGTGATAACTCATAATGGCAGGCGGTAAATTCTTCGCGGGCGCGGATGATTCCGTCTTCGATCAGGGCGCGGTCAATTTGGCTGCGCTGGCAAAAATGCTCGAAGTCTGTTTCGTTCAGCAATGACTTGGCGCTGTAGTAGAGTGCGTCGAGCATTCCATTGACGTAGCGGATTTCACCCGCCAACTTCGTTAATTCCTCGCCGTCCCACGCCGCGCCTTCGCCGCACAACTTTTCCGACTTGATCAGCAGCGCGCCAAATTTCACGGCCAGCGCATTGGCATCGCCCGCAAGTTGGAATGTGGCGGGATTGCTCATGAGTTGTGCCGGTGATAACTGCGGATGCGCGGCGTGCCACGCGCGGTGAGTCCCTCGGCTAAAAGTTTTTCCCGGCGTTCCCGCTGGTATTCTTTATGGGTCAGTGCGTGTGGCCGCGTTTTGCGCGGTGTGCCGTTTTTGGTGTAGCCATACTTCGGGGTTGGCGGCGGCAGCACATAGCCGCGCGCGCGGCAGAGATCCATGTTGGGCAACTCGATGATGACTTTGGCTTCGCTCACAGCATCCGTCCTTTCAAAAACTTTTCGTAAGACTCGCGGCAGATCGTCCACGAGCCGCCGGGGCCGGGCTGTGATTTCTTGAGCGCCACAAGGTGGCCGGCGAGGATGAGGTTCTCGACGTGGCCGCGATCGCACAGCAGCGCGCGGCGCACTTCGAGGCCGGTGACGATGGGTTTCTGGTGCGGCACCACGAGCCGGAAGATCTGCGGCCATTCCAGCTCGTGATACTTTTGCCCGCCGGTCGCGCGAAAAAATTCGATGCTCTTGGTCAGCACGCGCCACTCCGGCTTGGTCTCCGTGGACACCGCGATGTTGAAGCCGAGTAAAAAATGCGACTCAATCAGATCGCGCACGGTGGTGGCATCCAGCGCAAATTTTTTCAGGTCGCGCTGCACCGTCTTGATGTCGCTCAACGGCGCGAACACCGGATCGCGCAGGTCGAGCGCGTCTTGCAGCGCGAAGGTGCGGCGCACGCTCGGCGGCAAAAATTGAAACGGTTTTTCAGTGGTGGCGGTCATGCGCAGGGCAATGGGGTGAACACCTGATCAGTAGAACACCCCACTGGCGCGGCGACCGGTGGCGCGCAAACTGTCAGGCTGGAGGTGTGGGGTTGCATTTTTTCAGGGTCATTTCCAACGCGAGGCGGACGTGCGTGGCATCCTGCGGCCGGCTCTCGACCTTGAGGCCTTCGCTGTGGCCCCAGACCTCGCCCGCCGCGTTGCAGAAACCCGCGCCGAGCACTTTGCGGCCAGCGGCCTCCACGCGGTGCGGGATCGCCTCGTTGAACAAAACGGCGCAATCAAAGCCTTCGTGCTGGATGACGATGTATTTCATTGAGCGCCTCTGGTGTGGGAATTAGAATTGGCGGTGATGAACTTTCTGCATGGAACGACTGCCGAAGAGATTGATGGAAAAGTGGCCTTGATTGTTTTGAACAGCCGCACCGAAATAGTCCAAACCATCACAGCGGAAATTTTTCTACAAGCGGGGCGGCTGATGATTGACTGCATTCCCGTCCTGCGGCGGAAACACATCGCGGCGGTTCCCGATGACGCCATCATCACGCGCGCCGTCTCGGATAAATTCCGCGAGAAATTCGCGGTCATCATCGCGCCGGAAAGTGAAGCGGCAAAATTCATATATCAGATGGTGGCGTTGAAGCTGGTTTCTCTGAATTAAGCAAGTGCGGCGGGACGCCAAAGGCTTCGATAATTTCCGCCCGGTTCACTAACTGCATTTGCAGGTGCTTGGCGTCTTCGGCACTGATTTCAGGTTCAGCCTTCATACGGTCTCCTTTGTGTCGGGTGCGAGAATTATCCGACCCGATTCGATTTCCTGAAGCTGGTTCAAAATGGAGAAGCGGATTACCGAGCTGGCGTTCGACCCAAGTTTTTTCGCAGCGCGGCGAATGCGAAGCTGCGTCGCATCATCAAGTCTCACCGGAACTGGCACTGTTGAACTTCGTTTCATTTTTACGGAGTGTATATCAATGATATACGATGTCAACCAAAAATCTTTTGATTCGCGGTCGGGTGCGTGATATACGTTGCGCGTGCCGACAAAACCTATCCCGGTCAGGATTCCAGAAGAATGGTTGCCGAGGCTTGATGCCGCCGCAAAACGTCTTGGCACAAATCGCGCGCGGCTGATCGCTTTTTGCGCGCAGACCTTTGCGGAAAGTTTTGAGCGGTTGGGCGTATCTTCAATGCCGCCGAACTGGGAAGATATTTTTGCCGGGATGGATGGCCGAACATCGGCGTCAAAAAATTATGCCTTGGGCGACAAGCCTAATTCCAAAGTCTCCCGCCACGCGGAGTTTTTGGCGGCGAGCGGCGGGAAGCCAACTTCTTATCGGAAGCCAGCTTCAAAAAAATCTGCAACTGGAAAACGTCCCGCTCCAGTTCCGGTAAAAGCTCCCTGATTTCTTTGAGTGTCAAATGTGCAATTTTATTCCGCAATTCTGGATTCAAAATTTTACGCGCGTTCATGGTAATCCCTTTTGTGAACGTCGGGTGAGGAACCGGATTTGACTTTGCACCCGCGCAAAAAAGTTTCAAGATAATTCTTATGAAAACCGCAGCCGCCATTTTGTTGCTCGCCGTTTTTGCCGCGAGTGCCCAAACAAACCTGTTCATCAGCTTCACGAATAACTCTGGAATTTTTGTCACGAACGCGGAGGTGACGAAAATCTTTCCCAATAAAATCATTTATCATACGGATGCCGGCGGCGGCATGATTGCGATATCTAAACTGCCTCCAGAAATTCAAACACGACTTGGTTTCGACACCAACGCGGCGGCGGCGGCGGATGAAGTGGATAAACAAAAAAAGGAAGCTGATCAGCAGCGGCAAGCTGAACTCCAACTGGCGTCACGAACTGCCGCAAACCGGGAAGCGATTAAACAGAACATTCTCTCGCAGGGTGTAGAAATGAGCGGCGATGTGATCCAGAAGGTTAAAGAGGGATTGCTGGTGAGCTGGCCTGGCACAACGGAAGATCCTCCGACAATGCCATCCACCACCATCCTGTTGGTTGATTATCCCAAGTTTGATTCCACCGCCTCGGAAGACACCGTGGAGGTTTCAAAAATCTATCCGGTTGGGCTTTACGTTTACACGACAGTTAATGGTTCAGAGAAAACCGTGCGCAAATGGACTTGCGATCTTGAGCGCGCAGTTGATGCCGCGTTGCTGAAATAATTCCCGCACTCAACCCCTTTCAATAATTTTCTCGACGGACGGGCGGCGGTTCTGATTTGATTGCCGTCACGGAGCGCGCGACCCGCCGCTCCGTTTTTTTCTTCCCCCGAAAGTATTTTCCAGAAATCCACCGAGTCCGCGACCATCGCGATGACAGGATTTTAGAATCTGCCAAAGTCGTGCCCGTGAACAGCGCGACATCCGTTCAAATCAAAACTCTCCGACCTTTCGGGCAATCCTCCGGTGAGCGGTCGCGCGCTTGCTTCACGCCCGTTAGGTCGGTCTTTTCACCCGTCCGTTAACCAACTAAAAACCACCCGTTAAAACTATGAAAAATAAAAGCACACTCCTCAAAGTCTCACTCCTGGCCGGCGTTCTAGCCATGGGGTGTTTTACCCAGGGCTGCACGTCCGTCATAAACACGCCGCAGGGTAAGATCGTCAGCGTCACGGAACGTGGCGTCGGTTTTGTGGTCGGCGAATCCACCACCACGCAGACGCCGGAAGTGAAGTTCGGCTTCTTCAGCTCCGCCGTCGTGATCGAGCCGACCTCGACGGAAACGAACGGCGTGATCAACTCGCCGAACTTCGCGAACACGTTTGACTTCGACCAGACGGGCGCGTTGCAGCTCGGCATCGGCGAAAACATTTCGTCGGGCAATTACCAGACGAGCAAGCCGGGCCAGACGAACAGTGCCATCGCCACGCAGCCGATCCTGCCGAAGTAAGCAACTGCGTTGCGACCTCCGATTAAAACTCAATCGTGAAGAACGATTCTAAAACCAAAATGACCGCCGGTGGGGTGGGGCCTGTAACCCCGAACCTAGGAGCCTCACCGGCGGCAACCGTTGTGGATGGCGATTTCACGCTGACGATTGATTTCCTCACGCGCCGGGTGCGCACGTTGATCCGCAAGGTCGGTTCGCAGCCAGCGACCGAGGCACAGCAGCGCGAGGGCAAGGAATTGTGGGGCCGGCTGGAGGCGTTGAAACGCGAAAGCGCAAAATACCACGGATGAAACCAGACCTGAAAAATTTTAACTGGCCGCTCGCGCGCAAGCTCGCTGATTTTTCAGCGCGGGCGTATCGCGAGGCCACCGCCACGGACAAGGCCACTGACGCATCGGCGCTGGTGGCCGTGGACGGCGGCAATGTGGTGGTGGCGTTCAAGGGCAGTTCCACGCCGGAAGATTTTTTGCAGGACGCAAAATTTCTGCGCCGCAAAATCTGCTGGTGGGATGAAGGCAAGTCAGTCGAGGCGCACGCCGGTTTCCTTGAAGATTTTAACGCGCTAAACATTGCGGTCTTTAGCCAGGTGAAAACATGGCTGGCGAGTTTGTCGGCCGGCGGCAATGTGTCGCCGAAGATTTATATCACCGGCCATTCGCTCGGCGGCGGGATCGCGATTCTGTGCGCGTTGGAATTTGCACGCATGAATCTGCGCGTGGCGGCGGTGATCACGTTCGGCCAGCCGCGCGTCGGCAACGCTGATTTCAAAAGCATCTACAACCGCGAGCCGGTGTTGGGTCTAGTTGATGATCGCCGGTTGGGTGACATCACCTATCACGTCATCAACGCCGATGATCCGGTGCCGCTGTTGCCGCCGCTGCTCGCCGGCTATCGCGACGAAGGGAATGAAATTTTCCTGCCACCAAAATCCGCGCCGGTGCTGAATCCAGCCATCGGTTTCCAACTGATCAGTGATTTGCTCGGCGCGCTGGATGCGTGGCGGAAACGCCAGCTCGCGTTCGTGCCGCACCATTTCATCAAGGCGTATCTGGAAAGGATCCAACTCCATGACCGCCGTGATTGACACGAACCAACTCAACCAGGTCTTTGTGGACGGCCACCAGGTCGCGGCGCAGTTGCAAACCAACTGGCCAGCCATCTGCGCGGGCGCGCTGTGGGTGCGGACAGAGTTGAAGGCGTTCAACGCCTGGGCGCGGGGCGTCGTGGAATACAGCATCGCGCACGGCGGCGTGCTGCAAATGGGCATCAAGTTTTTTTGGAATCCACCCGCGAAATAATTTTTATGTTATCCGAAGTCACCAATTTTTCACCGCCGGAACAAATCGCCGCCTGGCTCGCGTGCGCGGCGTTCGCGATCTGGTTTCTCTTACTGGTGGACAAAGGCATCGCGCGGATGCGCGGGGCCAGCCCGGAGCCGCCGAACGGCGAGCTGAAGCAATCCATCAAGCAGCTCAACGCGCGGATGAAGGTGCTGGAAGACTGGCGGGCGCAGCTCACGGGCAAGATGGAAATCGACAAGCTGCAAATCCTCGAAGCCGGCAGCAAGCGCGGGAAAGAAATCTACGAGCATATTAACGAAGTGCGGAAGGAGTTGTCAGAAAAACTTGACGGGGTGCAATCGAGGATTCTCGCCGATCTGGCGAACGCGAAAAAATTATGATTGACCAGGACATCAAAAAATTTGTGCTGCGGCGGCTGCTGCAAAAAAACGGTGAGCCGGCCACGGCCACGGAATTGAAGCTGGCGATCCGCTCGGCGTTCAACGCCGCGTTCTCGGAGTCCGATCTGGACAACTACATCGCGCAGTTGGAAGCCGACAATTATCTCGCCGGCACGAACGATGATCTGAACGGGATGCTGTGGACGCTGACGCCCAAGGGAAAAATCCGGGCGCAATCTTTATTCAAAGCGTGAATGAAAAAAACCTCATCAACCGCCGCCGCCTGGGAGGAAGATTCCTTCTGGCGCGAAGTGGTCGCCGTCTTGACGCATGGGCAAAAGCTGCGCGGCGAGCATTATCTGCAAAATCTTTCCGCCGAGGATTTGGAATCGTTGCGGGTGGCGTTGTCCTGTGCGGGCACGTTGGCGCAGCAGCGGGAAATCTGCCCCAAGCGGAAGGGCGGGGCGACGGACGGTTCGCTGCCGCCGGTGTCGCTGCTGTCGCAGATTTCGCAGGCGGTGCGCGAGGTGACGACGTTGCGCGCGTTGCAACGGCAGGACTTGATCAGCGCGGCGACGAAGGATCGTTGCGGCTCGCTGGGGCTGGATCCGCAACTGACGAACGCCGTGGTGCGGATTGTCGGCGAGGAGGCGTTGCGGCAGCAGGCGGACAATCAGGTCGGCAATTTTGCGATCTCGGCGGCGAATGTGTTGCTGATGGCCGAGGGGATGCGCACGAAGGGAAAACAGGAGGAGATAAAAATCGAGCTGAAAAAAGTCGCACAGAAACGCCAGCAAGAACATCTGAACCTGGAGCGCGAGAAGTTTCTAGTGGACTCGGACATTTATTTCGAGCGGTTGCTGAAGAAGGCGGCGGAGGTCAATGCCGGCAGCTTGAGCAATGCGGACAAGATCGCGGCGATGCGCAAAGAGGCGTTCAAGGCCGTGGACGAATTGCAGCAGAGCGGCAAGGTGAAAATTCCCAAGGCATGAAACGCGAACGCCGTCCCTACCAAAACGTCGCGCTCGTGGCCGTGCGCGAGACGCGGCAGATCGCGCTCTACTGGGCGCGGCGCTGCCGCAAGTCCACGACGCTGGGCGACATCGCGTTTGATGAGATGTCGAAAGACTCCGGCCGCATGGTCATCGCGGCGTCGGCGTCGCTGCTGCTGGGCAAGGAACTGGTCGGGGTCACGTTGAGCGCGGCCGAGCAGGCAATGATCGTGGCGAACGAAGCCGCCGCCGTGCGCACGGTGTTTGAGAATGGCGCAAAGGAAAACGACCTCGCATTCAAGGTGGCGGACTCGGCGAAGGATAAGTTGCTGACGGGCTTGACGCCGGAAGATTTTGCGGAGCTTTACCAAAGCAGCCGGATGGAGCTGCGGCTGTATTTCGACAAGACGCATTTTTCGCGGCTGCAAATCATCGCGCCGAATCCGGCGACGGCGCGGAGCTGGCGCGCGACGGTGCTGCGCGACGAGGCGGGTTTCACGAATGCGAATTTCGAGAACGAGCTGCGCATCGCCACCGATCCGATGATGCGCGACACGCCGGACTTGAAAATCATCTACGCCTCGAATCTTTCCGGCAATGACCGGCATCCGTATTTCGAGATGACGATGCCGCGCGAGATCACGGCGGAAACCGAGGATCAACAATTTCCCGCCAACCCGGACGGCCATCTGTATATCGGCCAGCAGGGAATCCTGGTGCATCGCGTGGCGCTGAAGGATGCCTACGCGGCCGGGCACGCGCTGTTCGATGATCACAGCCAGAAGATGTCTTACGAGCAGTGCCAGAAATTTCCGCAGTTCAAATCCGGCTGGGATGAAACCTACGCGCTCAACCACAAGTCGTGCGGGGCGGCGGCGATTGATCTGATCGCTCTGCTCTCGGCGCAACGGCGCGGCATCGGCCAGTGCAACTTCACTTACGTCGAGAGCGAGACGGATTTTCGCCGGGCGCTGGAGCTGCTCGCCAAAACTTTGAAGAGCGGTCCGGTGGGCGTCGGCTTCGATGTCGCCAGCACGACGAGCGAGAAAAGCAATCCGAGCAGTATCACCGTCACGGAGAATGTCGGCGGCGAGCGGTTCCAGCGCGCGGTGATCGTTTTCAAATCCAAGAAGCGGGCGGTGATGAGCGATTACCTGGTGCGCGCCGTCCGCGTGGTGCGCGAACGCAAAGAGGGCGGCCCGGCCCGGCGGCTGTGCATTGATGCCAGCAACGAACGGTTAGCCGCTGAAGAGACCAAGGATGATCTCGCGCGTTATTTGCCGGTGCAGCTTGTGCTGGGCGGTTCGACGGTCGAGCCGAAACCGACCGGCTACACCAATGAGGTCAACTATAAGACTTACCAGGGCGACTTGTATTGCGCCGCCGTGAACGAAGGCCGGACGGTTTTGCCGCCAGACGATTACATCAAGCAGGATCAGCGGCTGCCGATCAAGAATAACGGCAAGTATGAATGCCCGGTGGATAACGACGGCCGCCATGGCGACACGTTTGATTCGGGCAAGCAGGCGGAGTTTGCCCTGATTTCCAACGGCAACCAGTGGGGCGGTGGGAAAGGCGGCATACTAATATGAGTAACTGCGTTACGGCCATCCTTCCGCAAGCCGCCCAAATTGCCCGCTGGCGCGCCGCTGGCTGGCTTTGGCCGCATTCCGGTGGCTCACGGCAACCTCGCCGCGCCAGCGGGCAAGCGCAGGCCGTTAACGCCCCGTTAATTTTTCCGTCCCCGAAGTCATTGGCGGTCGGTTTTAAGGAGGTGGCCGGATGAATCCCGACTTCGCCACCAAGATCGCCAATTTCACGCGCACCCAGAATGCGATGCGGGAATGGCATCGCATCGCCGCCGAAAGCGGGATCATCAGCAAGGATGTCTCGGATGCCACGATCGGCACCGGGGCGTTCACGCAGGGCGTGCCGGCCTTCTGGTTCGCACGCGGGCTGGATGGCGGCGGTGCGGAAGGCATGAATGCGCCTTACGCCTCTAGTGCGTGGGTGCGGCGCGCCATTAAATATGTCTCCGGCCCGATCTCGGCGGTTGACCTGGTGTTTTCCAATCCCACGAGCAGCGCGGCGGTGCGCCGGCACAAAGGCCGGGGCGCGCGGTTGTTCACGGCGCGCGGCATTGTCCAGCGCGATCCGAAAAGCGAAGTCGAGTTGCCGCAGATCCGCGAATGGCTCAAGGAACCGATGGCGGGTCTGACCTACGAGGATTTCGTCGAGGCGTCCATCGGCTGGTATAAACTGGCGGAATGTTTTTGGGTGATGGCCGATGACGACGCGCGCGTGCCGTTCCCGGAAGTGAAGACGAATCCCTACGCGCCCATTATCGTCGCCCGGCCGGACCGGATGCGCCCGACCGTCCAGCAAAATAAAATCGTCGCGTGGAATTTCACCGACGCGGGTGGCAAGGTTTGGGAACTCGATCCCGAACAAGTGGTGCGGCTCTTTGGTTGGAATCCTTACGACCCGCATCGCGGCCTGGGCGATTACGCCAGCGCGCAGCTCGCCGCCGAGACGCATCATCTCGGCAGCAAGTTCAAACGCAACCTGACCGCCGACAACGACACCGCGCCGATCATCAGCGCGAAGAACGGCACGCCGAGCGACACGCAGATCGAGCAGATCAAGATGTCCATCATGGAACGGCGCGCGGCCCGGATGCGCGGCAACTCCAAGGCACTCTTCCTGCCGGGTGAAGTGGACGTGCATGATCCGAAAATACTTTCCGTGGACGCGGCGTTCATTGCCGGGATGCTGGAAGACCGGCATGAAATTTTCACGGCGTTCGGCGTGCCGCCGAGCCTGGCGGATGTGAAGGCCAGTTATTCCATCGGGCAGGCGAGCGACTGGTTCGCGCTCATCTTCAACACCTGCATCCCGGAGGGAAATAAATTTTGCGCGGCGCTGGAGCAATTGATTTTCCGCCTGACGAAGCAGCGCGTGGAAGTCGGTTTGAACTGGGATGAACACTACGTCATGCAACAGGTCCGCAGTGAGCGGATGAAGGATGCTGATAGCTTGTTCAGCAAGGGAATGCCGATGAAGGTGGTCAGTGAATATCTGAATCTCGGCCTGCCAGAATATGACGAGTGGGATCAGGGTTATATCCCGATCAACCTCACGCCGGTCAGCGCGGCGCAGAATGAAGCGGCGCAGACGGTGCCCGAACCGCAGCCGACTGATTTCAACGAGCCGTCAGCGCCGACCAGCGATGATGAAAAAAATCCGGCGAAGATGATTGCCCGCGCCTTTGCGTTGCGCGCGCTGCCGGTGACGAAGTCGGATTCCAAAAATAAAAAAATCTGGGAGCAGCACATGAAGCTGCGCGGCGCGGCCATCAAGCAATTTCAATCCAAGGCGTCGAAGGTGTTCATGCAGTATCGGATCACGGCGCTCAAGCACCTGGCGAATGCGAACGTCGGTAAATCGGTGGTCGCGAAATCGCTCGTGGAGGTTTTGTTCAACGCGGCCGGGTTTGGCGCGGACCTGAAAAAGAATCTCAACCCCGTCACGCAATCCGTGCTGCAACGGGCCGGCGAGGAATTGTTCGCGGAGATCGGGCGCGCGGATGATCCGTGGAAAATCGCGCCGCCGGCTGCGCTGAAATTCATCGGTTCGCGCGACAAGCTGCTGGAGTCGGTCGGCGAGACGGCCCAGGGCCAGTTGAACACGGCGTTGCAAGCCGGCCTGGAAAAGGGCGAGACCACCGAGCAGCTCGCCGGGCGCGTCAAGGGCGTCTTCAACAACCTGCAAAATTTCGAGGCGCGCCGGATCGCGATGACGGAGACGAGTGCGGCCTACGGTTTCTCCCGGCACCAGGCGATGACCGATGCGGGCATCGAGTTCAAGGGCTGGCTTTCCAGCCATGGCCCGACCGTGCGCGAGGCGCACGCGCAGGCCGAGGAAGATTATGCCGACAGCCCGATCCCGCTGGAGGATCCGTTCATCGTGGACGGCGAGGAGCTGATGTATCCGGGCGACGAAGCGGGTTCGCCCGGCAACGTGATCAACTGCCACTGCATCCAGATCGCGGTGGCCAAACCAGAAGGAGACGACCAATGAGCAAGAAATTTGAAAAGGCATTGCGCCCGGACATCAAGGTGCAGCGCACGGGACTGTTTGGCTTCGGCAAAAAAATCGAGGTCAGCGGCGGCGGCGTGAAATACACCGTGGACCGGCGCGGCGCGAACGAAGAGACCGCCGCCGCGATCAATAGCCGCATCCCGATGACCGTGATGAGAAAACCCGCATGAGCAAAAAAAATAAAATCTATTCGGACGCCGGCTCTCTCACGGCCGTGCGCCGCGAGCTGATGAATGCGAAGTATGCCGACGTGGTCGCGGTGCAGATGTCGCTCAAGAATTTCTGGCGGCCGCTGGTGCTCTGGCGCGCGGTGAAATTTATTTTCCACAACCAGAAGCGGCAGCGTCTGCTCGCGAAAATGTCCCGCGCCAAAATGGGCTTCAACTGGCGCGACGCCCGGCCGCTCAAGCTGCAACGCAAACTCGGACTCAAACCGCAATTATGAAAACACTCCGCCGCGAAATCCATCCGCAGATCAAGGTGCTCGACGCCGCCCAGGGCATCGTTGAATACGTCGCCAGCAACGAGACGATTGACTCCTATCAGGAGATCGTCCGCGCTGACGGCTGGAAGTTCAACCGCTTCCAAAAGAACGCGCCGTTCGTGGACTCGCACAATTACAAATCCATTGATTGCCTGCTGGGCAAGGTGCTCGACTTCACGGTGCAGGGGAAAAACCTTATTGAGACGGTGAAGTGGGCGATTGACGTGCCGAGCAATGTCACCGCGCAAAAAGGTTTTCAGATGACGCAGGGCGGCTACCTCAAGGCCGTGAGCGTCGGATTTTTTCCGACGCGTTTCGTGACCAAGTGGGATAACGATCCCACGGAGTTCAACGAGCAGATGGACGAACTGGGCTTGAAAAATTCCGATAACGTCCGCTGCATTTATCTGGAGCAGGAACAGATCGAACTCTCCGCGTGCGTCATCGGCGCGAATCCCGACGCCGTCGCCCGCGCCTACAAGGCCGGCATCCTGGACGATGCCTGGCTCGAAAAAATTTCCACCGAAGTTGCCAGACGCAAAATCGCCGACTCGACCGACATTCCCGCTGATGTCGAGAAGGCCCGCCAGCGGGTGCGGACGGCCACCTTGATGGAGTTCAAAACCAAAATCAAACGTCTCTAAAAAAACACCGTTATGAATCCGAAATACAAACATCTGCGAAAAATCGCGTGGCCCGTCCTGGCACTCGCCGCGCTCCCGTTGATCATGCTCATCGCCGTCATGGCGCTGGCCTTGTCCATCCCCGTCGCCAAGGGCATGACGTGCGCGATCGCGCCGCTGGTCATTCCCAAAGGCAAGGCACTCTCCGACGAAGAGTTTCAGGCCACTCTTTTCACCGGCGTCAACTCGCTGATCGAAGAGCAGGGACAGTTCAGATCCGCCCAGCAGAAAATCCTCGACGATCTCGGCCGCGCCGACAAGGAAGTGAAATCCGCGCTGGAAGATTTGACGAAGGTCAAAAACCAGACCAACACCACGCACGAGCAGTTCACCAAGGCGATGGAAAAGGTGCAGCGCCAGATCGCGCTGAACGCCAAGTCCAGCTTCCGCTCGCCGGTGCAGCGCGCGCTGGCGAATGAAGAAGTGCGGTTCGCACTGAATGCGATGGCGCGGTGCGTGCTCGGCCAGCACAAGGATTCGCCGAAGGTGGATCCCGCGTTCGTGAAATATGTGGACGAACAAAACGCCAAGGCGAAGGCGCTCACCGGCGTGGACGCCGGCCTGGGTCAGGCCACGGTGCCCACGGAAACTTTCAATGAGATTTATGATCTCTTGTTGGAATATGGTGATTACACCACGCTCGGCGTGCATCGCGTTGGCGCGCGTTTGAACGTGCTGCCCGTCGCCACCGCGCGTCCGCAGTTCTACTGGATCGGTTCGCAGTCCACCTTGGCGGAAGGTTCCACCATCACCAGCGGCGTCTTCGCCGGCGGTCAGGTGCTCAACGTCATCAACACCTGCGCGGTGCTGATGTATGTCGCCCGCGAACTGCTCCAGGATTCCACGGTGGATCTCGCGCCGTATGTCTTGCACCAGATGATCGAGTCAGCTAACTGGGGCTTGGACACCGCCGCCTTCATCGGCACCGGCAACCAGGACACCACCAACGCCGGCTACGTCGGCATCTTCAACGCCGCGCTCGCCAACACCAACCAGGCTTACACGGCCGGTGCGGGCCGCACGCAGGTCAGCAAGCTCACCCTCGATGACTTCGTGAATACTATGCTCACGGTCTCGGCGCAGGTCTTGAACCGCAAACCAATGTGGTGGGCGCACACGCAGAACATCGCGCGCGCCGCGCTCATCCGTGATAACAACGGCCGCCCGATCTTCCAGACGTGGCAGGAAGTGCCCAACCCCGGCACCATCGGTTCCATCCTCGGCCATCCCGTGCATCCCACGGCCATCGCGCCCAGCGTGGACGGTCCCAACACCACGCCGTTTGTGTTCGGCGATCCGCAAGGCCAGGACGTGGCCATCCGCGAAGACCTGGAACTCGCGACCAGCGATGACATCGGCTTTCCGCAGAACCTGCGCGCCTTCCGCGCGCTGGTCCGTGGCGGCGTGAAGATAAAGACGCTGCCGGCCAGCACCACGCTCAAACCCTTCGCCGTGCTGAACACGGCGGCGGTATAAGCGAAAACATTGTGGGCGCGGGATGATGAGTCCCGCGCCCGAAACCAACTAAATTAAAAAATTATTTATTATGAGAACTGAAAATGAAATCAAAGCGCTGCCCCTCGAAGAGAAACAAAAACTCGTCGTCGAACTGCGCGCCGTGAAAACCGGCGACAAGGCTTACGCCAACGCGAAGGCCATCATCGAACTCATCACCGCGAGCAAGGGCTGGAAAGAGCCGGCGCTCGTCGAGGTGACGAACATCGCCGATCACGACGTGCCGGTGGACGGCGCGGTCATCGCCAAAGGCGCCACGGGAAAAGTTTTCCCCTGGCAGTTGAGCGCATTGCCGCGTTTCCTTGAACCGGTCGCGAAGGCGGCGGCGCTGCTGCTGTTCTGCCTGTTGTTCGGCCTGGGCATCCCGGCCTCCGCGCAGGTGCAAAACTACGTCACGGGTTCCGCTGGCACCTACAACGTGGTGAACATCGCCGGACTCAATGGCGGCACAAACAACATCATCGGCACGAACAGCACGTTCGCGACGCCGACGTATACCACTAACTATGTGGTCGCCCCTAATTGGGTGGTGAGCAACGGCGTCACGACGGTGACGTTTACGACCAACGTGCAGAGCGTGGCCACGAACACGCCCGGCGTTGTCAGCCTGGTCAACTCGGATTCGGCGGACATCTTCTGGGGTTTTCAACTCACTGGCGCTGGCACTGGCACTGCCACCGCGACGTATGACTACTCCGACGATCTGGTGAACTGGCGGCTGGCTGCCATCACGGCCACGCTGGCTGCGAATGGCACGACGTTCGTCGGCACCAACATCAGCCTGTCGCTCTTCACGCCGGGCTACATCCGGTTGAATACGATCAGCTATCCCAGCGTGACCGCCATTCAAACCAACGTGGTGCAAGAACTGGCGAAGAAGCCCGGTCGCACCGGCCCGTAATTAAGCCACCGATAATCGTATGTTAAACCAGCCGCCACGAGACCGGATGATCCGACCGAACAACCGCGAGGTTGTGACCAAGCCGGTGCCGCGTCCCGTGGCGGCCTTTAATGCCGACCCGAAGCCGTGCCTCATCACCAAACCCTCGCCACCGCCGCTTAAAAAATGAACGCCGGATTTTCCAATCTCGACTATCTGAAGAAGCAACTGCTCGCGCCGGCATTGCGCGCGACCCTGACGTATGATGACCAGCTCGTGGCGCTCGGCCTCGGCGTGGTGGGAATGTTCGAGCGTTTTTGCAATCGCGATTTCACTTACGCAGCCGGCGTGCAGGAGATCACGCAGGGCGACCGCTCATTTTGGTTCACGCGCCGCACGCCCGTCACCCAGTTCACGAATGTTGAACTCCGATTTTTTACCGCCGACACCTGGACCAGCATCATGGGCCAGCCGCTCGCAAGTGATGAAGAAAAAGGTTTGATCCATTTTGGTTACACGCTCGGCCGCGCGCCCATGCAGGTGCGCATCACTTACAATGGCGGTTACATCTGGGAGCAGCTTGAACCCAGCGACCCCGGCTTTCCCTCGCTGATTCCATCTGACATCACCAACAACGCCGCCGGGCTGAATCCGCTCAAATTTAATTTACCCGCAGAATTGCTCTATGCCTGGGTGCTTCAATGCAAACACATCTGGCAGACCATTGATCCGCGTGGCGTCAAGATTGTCGGCGAAGGCGATAAGAACCGCGTCGTGCCGCAGCAGGTGTTCGGCGACATGGACATGATCCCGCAGGTGCTGGGCATCTTGAAACCGTTCATCCGTTATCAGATCACATGAGCCAGGCCTTCAACATCGAGATCAACGGCGACTTGTTGGACGCGATCCCGCGCATCAAGGATCAGGCCGGCTTTGCCCGCGCCTGCGCGCGCACGATGGATTTTCAAAATCAACTCACGGTCGCACAGATCCAGGCGCAGCATCTTTCCGGGCCGACGACGGATTCCAGTTTGAGCGTGCGCACGAACCGGCTGCGCGGTTCGGTGAACGCGAGCAAAGCCATCATCCTCGGCACCGGCGTGGCCAGCACCATCGGCAGCAATGTGGTCTATGCGCCGATCCACGAATTCGGCGGCGTCATCCAGCGCACGGTCAAGGCCGGCTCGGTGAAGCTGCGCACGAACAAGCGTGGCGAGATTTTGCGCGGCGGCAAAAACGGTCAGCTCGCGATCTTCGCCGGCCGCCACCACAAGTTGTTCAAGGAAGTGAAATTCGCGGGCGGCAAAAGTTACACCATCACCATCCCGGCGCGCGCGCCCTTCGGCCACGGCATCGCCGACCGCCAGCCGGAATACACCGCCGCATTTGAAGCGGTCACGAAAGATTTTCTGGAGGGTAAAAACTGATGAGCGACACCCTCACAGATTTCAAGCAGCTCCAGCGCGACGCCTCGTTCGCCTATTCCAGCGACAGCCGGTTGCAGACGGTGAACATCATCACGCGCGAACAATTGCTCGCGGACAAATCGCGGCTGCCGGACGAAACGCTTTCCATCGAGGTGCTCGGCTATATCACGCCGCGCAACGGCAAGCAGGGCGTGTGCGTCATCGTCGAGAAGCCGCGCTTCGAGGTTTTGAATCCGCAGGCACCGGGGCCGCAGGGCGACATCATCATTGAGTCGCTCATCCTGGAAGACCAGCTCACGAACATGGATCCCACGGAAGGCACCGGCCTCGCTGCTGATTACATCGCGCAAGTCTGTCTGGAGATCGGCCACGGCTGGAATCTGAATTTTCAATCCGACTTCGTGGCGGATCGCAACGCGATGGTGGAAGCCAAGGAATGGCAGCCGTTGCGCGCCTACAAGGTGCAGCATCGCATGGTGCTGTCGCGCGCACAGACCACGCGCGTGACCACGCCGACGCTCACGCAGGATTCGCCGAACCCCGGCATGATCACGCTGACCAACGATCCGAACACGCCGGACGCGCAAATTTATTACACCACGGACGGCGACACGCCCGCGCCCGATCAGGCGAATGCCACGCTTTACGAGGGCGCGTTCGTCGCGCCGGCCGGCAGTTATCTTTTGCGCTGGGCGGCGTTCAAGCCCGGCTACCTGCTCTCCGCCATCGCCCAAGTCAACATCAACAACCAATAACCAAACACCATTATGAGTCTATCCATCTCCCGCGCGAACCTGCCCGGTGCCGGCGCGCCCAAAATCACTTACGCCGGCGCGACCCTCTGGACGCGCGCCGACCTGATGATCCCGCTGAAGCAGACGCTCAAGCAACAGGTCAGCTCGATGTATGGCCCCGTCACCTGGACGCGTGACGGCCGCAGCATCGAGTTCGAGATCCCGATCTACGGCTTCTGGAATTCGCTCGGCGTGCTGTTTCCTTCTTACTTGCTCGCCGGCATCCACGGCGCGCGCATCTTCGGCACGACCGACACGCCGATGACGATTGTCGCGCGCAACGGCGATCAGATCGTTTTGAACAACGTCCAGCTCGTCGCCGTCACCAACCTCAAGCTCAAGGCTAACGAACAGATTTTTTCCGGCAACGCCAAGTTCGTCGCGCTCATCGGCAACAACCTTTCGCCGGCCAGCGCGAACAGTTATTACACCATCTCCACCGGTGTGGCGTATGCCGAGGGCAATTTTCCGCAGAACAATTTCAAGTCGCTCGCATGGACGGGCGCGTGGGGATCGCGCGCCGGCTTCACCAACATCCTCACGCAGGACGGCTGGGATGTGGACTGGCAGATCAAGTTCATGTCGCCCGACGATCTCGTGGACGGCATTGGCCCGGTGGATAAATTTTTCGATTCCTGTATGCCGAAGATTTCCGCCATCGTCGTCGGCCCCACGCTGCCGCAGATGGACACCAACGTGGATTTCCAGGGCGCGAACGCGGCGGTGGGCGCGGACATCGCCGCCGACTCCGCGCCGCTGGTCCTCACGGACGGCACCAGCACCATCACGCTGGCCGTGGCGTCCATGATCGAAACCGGCGTGGTCTTCGCCCCTGGCAAAAAACGCATCGCCAAGACGACGTGGCAGGGAACGCTTTCATTCTCCGGCGGCGCGCCAAACGCGGTCGCCAGCGTCTCGTGATTTCGTAGTCAACCATTAACCATCAACCAAAAATAAAACATGAAAACCAGCATCCTCCTCATCTCTGACGCCGCGCCCGGCTTGCCGCCGGTGGCCAAACCCGCGACCACGCCGCTGGCCGCAACACCTCCGCCCGCGCCGGTGCTTACCTGCGATCCCGCGCAGATCGCCGCCAACCTCCAGACCGACATCGCCGCTCTGGAAAAAGACGCGGCGCAATTGCCACCGCTCCTGGGCTTCGCGCTCAACTCGCTGCGCGGCGCGTTGTCGTCCGTCAACGGCCATCTCGCGGCTGTGAAAAAAGCCGCCGCGCTGCTGCTGCTGCTCACGCTGCTCACCCCGACCTCACACGCGCAGTTTTTTAATGGCGGTGTCACCGTCACCGGCACCAGCAACCAGCCGGTGCTGGTGAGCTTTGTCCCGATCACCAACACGGCGTCGTCCTCGCTCATCTCGCGGACGGCACAGATCCAGAACCTCGTGAGCAATGAGACTTTCGTGCTCCAATACGGCTATCAATGGGCCGGCTTGGGCGGCACCAACCTTTACATCGTGAACACGCTGGTGACCAACTTCAACGGCGCGGGCCTGACCAATGGCAGCACCGTGCTCGTGCCGGTGCCATCAGTGTTTAACACCGTGCCCATCCAGCCCTGGGGACAGGCCATCTGCACGAACAACGCTGGCAACGTCACCAACGTCATCAGCGTGCAGTAAATGAATCTGATCTGGACAGCCACCGGCGGCGCACCCGTCACGCTCGGCGATGATTCGGTCAAGCAGACCATCACCGTCGAGCAGCTTGACGCCCCGGCGGTCGTCCAGAAGCTGCTGTTTTTTCGGGGCGTTAACGCCCAGTTAGTGGCCCGTGGCGGCGACGAAGGCGTCTTCGTCGCCGTCGTGCAGCCGCCGCTCGCCACGTCAGACCAGGCGTCCACTTACATTAAAAACGAACTGGCCCGGAAAGGTCAGGCCGGCACGCTCGCGTGGGGACGCGTGGGCACCATCTTTAATTTCACTGGCGTGGTCATCCGCCGCGTGACCGTCGCCGAGCTGAACGGCGCGCGGTTGCGGATCCGTTACACGTTCGGCTTTGCCGCCATGGCTTGATTATGAAACTAAAAAAAAATCTGTTCGTGCTTATTAAATCGCTCTTTGCCTTCATCGCGCTCGGCGCGTTCACGGTCGGTTGCACCTTCGCCGCCGCGCTGCTGCTGCGTTGCTGCACCCTGGCGTGGCGCGCGGGCTGGAAATTATTTCTCGTGCTGATGATTGGCGCGCTGGCCGCGTCGGCGCAGGCGACGCCCGTGCTGTTCAGCAGCGCGTCGTTTGGCCTCGGCGTCAGCAATGTCCGCATCCTCGTCACCGCCGACCAGACGCCTTACCCGCCGATCGCCGGCACGAACAACCTGACGCGGCTGCAATTTTATTTGCAACCGGTGAATGGCCAGGTCATCACCAACCTAGTGCCGTGGGGTTACACTTATCAATACGAAGGCTGGCCGCGCAGCGTGCATATCGTGGTGCCCAACACGACGAACATTGTCAGCGCCGCGTCACTCGTCAACACCAACGCCTACTCGCCGGTGGTGCTTTATTCCGGCACCACCTTCCCGCTCACCGTCAGCAACACGACCTGGTATTTCGATGCGCTCGGCGGCTACCGGTTCACCAACAATGTGACGGGCGCAAACGGGTTTCTCGGCTTCGACGGCCACTTCAGTTTCACTGATCAAAGCAACAACGTCGTGACGTTCACCACGAGCGGTTTTTCTTGGAATGGAAATTATTTGCGCGCGCCGGTTGGTTTTACCGGCACGTTCACCAATGTCGCGCCGAACACGACCAATGTTCTGACCACCACAAATTATTCCTGCAAAATTACCGGGACGAACGGCTCATTCACTTACGGCGTCGGGCCGAGCATCACAGTGCGTTCAAATTATATTGTCAGTGGCAGCAGCATCGCGGATGGCAATTATGCCTGGAACGGCAGCTACTGGATCATCGCGGGCAGTCCCTTCAATCCGGCGCTGAATCAAAACGGCACAAGCTGGCAAATCACCGGCACCGCCGGCTCGCCGGTTTGCACATCTTCGCTTGGCACATTTACCGCGCCGCCCGATTCGCCGCAACCGTGGACAGGATCGGGCTGGACGGGCGGCGGCGGTGTTTTGCCGTTCACGATTTCCAGCTACACCTACACGACGAACGTCCTCGCGCACATCAACACCACCACGTTCACCAACGGCGTTTGCACCACCAACATTTTCCAATGAAAAATTTTCTTTTAACTTTTTGCCTGCTCGCAACCGTGGCCACCAGCCGCGCTCAAACCAATTATGCCTGCACCATCACCGGCAGCGGCGGCACGTTCACTTACGGCGTCGGGCCGAGCATCACGGTGTCGTCGAATTATGTTGTCAGCGGCAGCGGCATTGCCGATGGCAATTATGCTTGGAACGGTAGCTACTGGATCATCGCCGGCAGTCCTTACAATCCGCAACTGAATCAAAATGGAACCAGTTGGACGCTCACCGGCACCAATGGCACGCCAGTTTGCACCAGCTCACTCGGCACATTCACCGCGCCGCCCGATTCGCCGCAAGTGTGGACAGGATCGGGCTGGACGGGCGGTGGCGGAGTATTGCCCTGGACGGTGATTCGCAGCGTCGGTGTGGACGTGGTGACGTTCACCAGCACGAATGCCACGACCGGCTGGCAACCGGTGGCCACGAATCATTTTTCGATTCCCGGCACGCAGCCGCAGCAATTTTTCCGCGCCGTCCTAACCATCACGCCACCGCAATGAACCTCGATGATTTTCTCACCGCACTCACTGCCGAGCGCGCCGCCGAGCTGGCGCACTTGCGCTGGGAGAATGCCATCCTGACCAAAATCCGGGACGCCGGCTGGCCGCTTGTCGTGGAATTTGCCGACAGGAAATTTGCCCCGCCGGAAACCACCACCGCCCACTAAATGGATCTGGAATATAAAATCACCACCACGGCGGACTTGACGGGCGCAGAACGCGCCGCTGACTCATTGGAGCAACTGAAACTCCGGCTGGCGCAATTAAACGAGGAACAGCGCATCGCGAATTTTCAAGGGATCACGGCGGTCGGTTTAGATCAAGAAATCGCCGAGGCCAAAACCCGGCTGGCCGCCGCGTTGCGATCGGAAGTGGTGCCTGCTGTCGAGCTGGAAAATCTAAGCCATCGCGAAACGCGCCGCGTGCTCGATGCGATCGGCAATGTGGCGGCTCCCGGTGCTGGCCGCGCCCTGGGTGAACTGGCGTATGGTCCGGTCGGCGCGGCGCTGGCGCTCGCCGGGGCGTTTGAATATCTGCGCAGTAAAATTGATAAGGTGGCCAAACAGGAAGAGGACTTAAACGAGCAGGAACTTTCCGAGCATCAGAAAAACATTGAGGCATTGCAGACGGCGTGGGACAACACGCAAAAAGCCCTCGGCGATTATTACGCTGCCCTCGCCACAGCCGGCGACGAAAAAGACCCGACCAAAAAGCAGTTGGATAACATCAAGGCGGTCACGGACGCGCAGATCGAATCCAGTAAAAAAATCATTGAGGCTTTGGGTAAACAGGAAGTCGCCTATTTGCGGGCGCATGGTGGTAGCCCGGATCAAATTGCTGACGCCGAGGCGCGGACGCAAAGTCAGGTTCGCGGACTTGACGCCGACAAGGCCAATGCGGATGGTCCGGCGTTGTTGCAGTTAGAGCAGCAAAAACGCCTCGCGCAGGATGCCCAATTGCAGCGCGACGCGATCGCCGCCGAGCAGCAAGCGGCAGCGGCCAAAGCCGCCAATGATAAAAACGCGCGCGAATTAGCGGGAGTGAATGACCAGCTTGATCCAAGCACCAAGCCAGGCAAGGCGCTCAAAGAAAAACAGGAAGCGGCGGCGACGGCGCTGAAAAATGCGCAAGAGATGCCTGACCAGGTCGCTGATGTTTCACCAGCCGGCGGAGTTATTTTAAGAGACAACACGGCCGCGAAAGCCGCCGCCATCGCGAAGGCACAGGAAGATATTGCAGTGGCGGCGGCGGAAACAGCGCGTTTAGTGGAGCGCCAAAAACAGCTTCAAGACAATGAATTCGCGCTTCAAGAAAAAGAAAAAGAAACCGCCAAACGCGCGTCCGATGCTAATGCCACGAGCACGACGAATCGTGCGCGGCTGAAAGAATTGCCGGGTGACATCAACCAGGCTCAACAGGTTCAAGGCATCAACCAAACCGGCGATGCGATCGTGGATAAAATCAACGAGCGCGATGCTACGACCGGCCAGACGCTGGGTGCAATGGGCGCGGCCGCGCATCTGAACCAAAGCCAGATCATTGAGATCGCTCGCGAGTTGCTCGCGGGACAATTAACCCACGCCCAGGAGATTGCGGGACTAAAAGCTCTGGCCGCGCAACTTCAACAAAAAAACGCGCAGCTATCGAGCGCAGTTGACACCCACTGACTATGCCGAGCGTCGTCATCCCTTTCACCATCTACAGCGGCGGCGTGGAAAAATCCCTCGCCGGCTGGGGACTGGATGACCTGCAATTTTCCGACAATGACCTCGCGCCCAGCACGGTGGAGTTCACCGCCGCCGGGCGCGCGGTGGATGCGACGGATCTCTTCGCCTACGGTTCGCGCGTCACGATTTTTCAGAACCGGAATTTTGACGGCGCTAATTATTCCGGCGGGTCGTGCTGGTTTGACGGCCGCGTGGAACCGTGGGAACGCAACGGCACGAACGGCTCGGAAGATTGCATCGGCCGGCTGGTGAACGCGTGGTGGTATTTCGAGCGCCTGCAATACAAGATGCAGTTCATCCGCACTTACGCGGCCGGCGCGACGGTGACTTACACCACCAACCGCGTGGTGCTCGGCGTGAGCATCAATGCCACGGGCACGGGCTGGGTGGTGTTGAACACGGGCCAGCAGATTGCGGCGGCGGTGAACTGGGCCATCAGCCAGGGCGCGCCGGTGCAGCTCGGCGCGATGGCCCCGTGGGCGCCGGTCATCAGCGATTTCCAGAAGTGCATCAAGGTCTCGCAGGTGATTCAAAAAATGTGGCAGATCGAATCCGACTTCGTGGCGTTGTGGGATTATTCCACGGTCGGCAACAACCCGGCCGCGCTCGGCACGCCGACGATCCATTTCAAAAAATGCAGCGCGGCGAACTGCAACCCGGCCGTCAGTGCGAGCGGCCTGACGTTGACGCCGCTGACGATCAACCTCGACGCCGGCAACTGGCTTTCCAAATTCAAGATCAAGCCGCGCCCGGACTGGATCAAGAGTTACGTCTTCATCAATTACGATGAGATCAACACGTTCGGCAACGAATCGTTTTTGTCCATCGGTTCGGACCAGTGGCCGGCCGTGCTGCCGGCGGACACCGAAAGCAAGTTCAACGGCGTGGATCTGTATTATGATCTGGCTGGCTACAAGCAGACGCCGCAAAACCAGTCAGGCCATATCACGAGCGCGCCGTTCGACATCACGAATCTGGCGACGTGGCAGAAATGGAAATCCGAATTGCTCGCGCCGACCGTCGCGTCGTCCGTGATCGTCGGTGCGGCCACGACGCCGGCTGCCACGACGTTGCACCCCGCGCCGACGCTGGTCACCAAGGAAGTGGACGCGAGCGGCAATCCGGTGGCCTATAATAATTACAATCTTTACGAGCTGCTCGACGGCAACTGGGCGGACTGGATGGCGGATCCGCTGGCGATGGCCTCGGCCAATATGCCGACGATCTCCGCGCAAAAGGTGAAGGCGACGGCGTGGGTGTTCATCACGTTCAGCAACGGCACGAAAACCTACAAGCAGATCACGAAGGAGTTCACGGCCATCAGCTACAACACCGCGTTCGCCGATCTCACCATCAACACGCAGACCGTCACCACGACGCAGTATTCCGAGGTGCAGCCGGTCGGCTTGGCGAAGATCATGTATAACGCGTGGCGTTCGCTCGCGGTCGAGGGAATTTTTTCCACGCTGGAAACGGAAATCGGCGCGACGAATCCGCAGGTCACGCGCGCGAACTGTTTGAACTTCACCAGCGCCGGCGTCGCGCCCTTTGCGGGCGGCGGCACGATCATGGACTGGTCCGCCGTGAACGCGCCCGTGCGCCGCGTGAGTGGCAGCGCGGTGAAGGGAACCTGCACGGTCGAGTTCGGCGCGCCGCTGCACCTGACGGCGAATGCGCTCGTAGATCTGGTGCGCGCCTCGCGCGTGCGCGTGACGAGTGTGAACCTGGCGTATCTGTTCGGCGGCCAGTTGAATGATGGTGTCAGCACGATCAAGCACGTCCGCAAGACGCACGCCCACGCGGCCGAGCATGGCGCGGATGAACCGGCGTGCCACGTCGTCGCCGGGCCGGACGCGATTGATCCCACGCGCACGCAGGTGATAAAGAGCGACAGCTCCACGGGTTTGGTGACCGTGCTGCAGCAGCCCACGGCCGGCGGCGCGGCTTACACGACCGGGTTGATTGCGCCGGAATTCAGCGGGGCTGGTTCGCCGTCCGCGACCACGCTGGCGGCCAGCGCATCCTATCTGATCGGCTGCAAATACTTTGACACGACCGGCAACGCGCTCTGGCGTTGTTCGGGCAATGGCAGCAATTCCACGTCAACATGGGTGCAGATCGGGAGCAGTGGATCGGGCGGAACGACCTTCGCGGATTTTTACACGAGCGCCAGCACTTATCTCGCCGGCAGCATCGTGCAGGTGCTGACGGCCACCACGATTGGTTCCGGCGCGAACGCGGTCACGATCCAGCCGGGCACTTATGTTTTGCGCCAGGGCTTGACCACGGTCGGCGGCACGCCGGGCGTGACGGCCGGTGTCACGACCAACATGATCCCGCAGTATCCGTATCCGGTGACACCCGACACCAATGGCGTGACGATCTACTGGATGTGCATCTCGCTCGGCATCAGCGTGGCCAACGTCTGCGCTTCCGGCTCGCAGCAAATTTACATCAACGCTTCCGGCTCGTTCTGATTTATGCCCGCTCCGGCCAATGACAATTTCGCGAACGCGACGGTCATCACCGGCGCATCGGGCAGCACCACGGGAACAACGCTGCTGGCCACGGCGGAAACCGGGGAGCCAGGCCACGCGAACTACACGCCCGGCCCGATCATGCCGCAGGCGGCCGTCACCATCGCGGCGGCGAATTCCGTCTGGTTCAAATGGACGTGCCCGGCGTCTGGCACTTATTTCTTTTCCACGCGCGACACCAGCGGCGCGCTCGCCACAAATTATTTATCAACGTGCCAGGTGTTCACCGGCGCGGCCGTCAACGCGCTGACGTATATCACGAGCGTGATGAATCAATCGGTCGGCGACGGGCAGGGCGCGGACAATGGCGCGAGCATCGCGTTCAAGGCCGTCAACGGCACGGTGTATCACATCCAGATTGACGGCCGTCAGGGACAGACCGGCAATTTCAAATTGAGCTGGGGCTTGTTCGTGGAGGCGCGGCTCGGCGGTTGCGGTGGTTGCCCGATTGATCTGGTGAGTGAGTATTGTCTCGCGTCCTGGGAAGTTCCCGATGTCACCAATGATGCGTCGCATTCGTTCGGCACGTTCCCCGCCAACGCCGGCTATTACATCGTGAAGTATTGCGGCGGCACCAACGGCACGGCGACCTATCCATTTTTTCCGGGCTTCGTTTGTTTCAGCGGCACCTACGAGCTGGTGAATGGCAGTTCGCCGATTGCTTACACGGGTGGCGGTGGCACGGCCTACGCGAGCGGCGTGGTGGTTTACAATAATGGCGGCGATCTGTGGATTAGTGTAGCCGCCGTGCCGGCGACGTCGCCGGTCGGGCCGAGCGGTTCGACCTATTGGAGTTTCACGTCACACAATTCTGGATCATTCCTACCATTTAGTGGTGGCTATTCTCCGGGCACTTCTTATGTGATCGGCAACACTGCGTGGCACGCGACGAGCAGCACGACGTGGGACACCTACACAGCCATCGCGGATGTGCCGGCGACCGTGCCCGGAACAAACACCGCCTACTGGCGGGGCGGCCAGTCGTTCGGCATCGAGGGCACGAATGCTTGTGGCAACGTCATAGATTCACCGTGCGGAATGTGTTCGCAGAGCGCGAAAATAAATCACCTCGGCGGCGCGCTCGGCATGGTCTATCCGAAGCGCGTCATCAGCGGCGGCACGAATGCCAACAACCCATCGGTGCAGCTCGTTTACAATCCGTTCCTGATCTCGATGCTGAACAACTCGCAGGGCTTCTTATTGAACTATGGTCACTATCCCACGAATCCGAGCCAGAAAATCGACCTTTACATCACCAACACGTCGGCGTTTCAGTTTGAGAATTGCACCATCATCATGCGCGCGACCGGTGGCGTCTCGTCGCCGAGCGGCCCCATCACCGGCCAAACCCTCACGGCTAATTCCACTACGGCCGTCGAATTTACCTTCATGGCCGACTCCACCGCTGGCCTCGTCACCGTCACGATTGAGATTTGGCGCAACGGCGTCTTCGTCGGCACGCTCGCCTATCCGCTTTATCCGATCTACGCCGTGACGCTGACGACCGCCAATTCACCGAAGCGCACCTGCACCGGATTTATTTATTACGAACAGACCTACACACTCGCGTGCTTGTGGCCGCCTGGTTCTGGAATGCTCGATCCGTGGGGCACAACTATTTTGGGTGTGAATCCCGCCGGCGGCTTGCCCTACTGTTCGACCATCGTTCCCATCTTCACCATTCCCGGCGGCACGCCAAATCTTTACGAATATGCTTTGGGCGGCGGCACGGCCACGTCGGCGGTGAATGCGTCCTGCAATTCATCTGGTGTTTTGTCGGTGGTCGCGAACACGCTGTTCCCGGACGGCTTCGGCGGCACCCTGGCTTATGTGGGTCAGCAGATTTATTTTTATGGTAGCGGCTTTTACACCATCACGGCCATTGATGGTTCGGGCAACATCACCTGCACCAGTGGCGCGCGCGCGTCCACCTCGGTTTACATCACGCTGTCGTCGTGCCAGAAGCTGAACGGCATCAACGCCACAAATTACAACGGGCAGCTCATCACGTTTACCATCAAGCCCGGCCTTCAGCCCGGTCCGGTGCCTCTCGTCGTGCCGGTGCAAATTACGTTCGGGTTTCAAACCGGGCCGACAACCATCCTTCCACTGCCCACCTACAACGGCACGCTGAACATCCCCGATGTCAACGGCAACACTGTGCAAGTGGTCGGTGCCGGCAGTGGTGCCGGCGCTGGCTCTGGATTGGGCGCCGGCGGCAACAGCGCCGGCGGCGGTGCCGGCGGAGGTGGCCTATGAAGATTGAACTCGCCGAGCTGATGAAAAACCATTGCGCCTGGCACAAGATGCTGGTCGCCGGAAAGCTCGTGAATGGGTCAATCGTGATTGATGACGAAACCGGCCAAAAAATCATTGATGAGTGCGCGCGCGTTCGTGGCCTCGGCGACATCATCCACACCGTCGCCGATCCCATCGCGCGCGTGATTGATTTTGCGTTCGGAACCGATCTGAAGAATTGCAATTCCTGCGCCGAGCGGCGCGACCACCTCAACGCCCAATACCCCATTAAAAAAATATGAAAACTCTGAACCTCATCCTGCTCGCCGTCGTCGCGTTCGCGCTCACCGCGACCGCGCAGATCACCAACGTCACCACGTCCACGCCGACGCTCACCAACACCACCACGAGCAGCGGCTGGATCACGATTCCTGGCGTCGGCACGAACATGGCTTACAGCGTGACGTTCTCGAACAATGTCGTCTATGGCGATCTGTTGCCCATCGCCTTTGGTAAAGTGAACGCCAATTTTAGTTTCGTCGAATCGCAGATCACATCCGCGCAGACCAATCCGCCGGTGTTCACGGCCGCCGCCACGGCCAGCACCAATCCGCCCAGCGTCACGCTCACCGGCGTCACGAACGGCGTCGCTTATTACATCGTCACCATTCCCGCCGGCAGCACCGGCGCGACCGGTGCCACGGGTGCGCCCGGCACGAATTATGTGACGATGACACTTTTGACGAATTGCGTTTTCACTTCCACGGAATCCACGCTCACAAACGTCAATCCGCTCACCTGCAACGGCTCGAATTACATCGGGTATTTCTCGCAGCTCTACGACTTCGCATTGGTCACGCCGAACACCTCGGTCGGCATGACGCTGGCCACCAACCTGAATGAGAATCTTTACGCGAGCTACGACAACACGAATTGGTTTCAAGTGACCAACTCGCCATGCGTGCTGACGAACCCGGTTTATGTCACCGTGGCGGGCGACAACAACACCAATTACAGCGGCAGCCTGACGCTCTATTCCGTGGATCACCCGGAGCTTTACGGCCGCACGAACAATTTCGCCGGCCAGCGGATGCAATTTGCCGATCCGATCCTGCCGCTGGACGCGGTGAATTTGGAGACGGCGCAATACCTCATCGCCAACGCCGTTGGCTCGATCTGGTCAACGTCCGTGGACACGAATGGCACCGTGCATTACAGCTACGCACCGCAGGGTCAATTGAACTTCGATCTGACCGCGAACAAGACAACGTATTCGCCCTTCGTGCAGATTCTAAATTCGGGGACAAATTGGGTGCTGGGCGTGACCAATTTGAACGTGGGCTATCAGATGCAATTCAGCACGAATCTGACCTACACTTACGGCTGGACGACCTTCACCGGCTACACCTCGACCACGAACATTTACAACGCCACGAACGTGGTGACTTTCACCGTGCCGAAATACCTGCTGAACTCGGCTCCTTACGCCTTCTTCCGCTGCGTGACATTCAGCGTGGCCACCGCCAGCGTGACGCCGCCCTTTAAGACGCTCAATGGCCTCATCAGCCCGTCGAACTCCTGGGCAACGGTCTATGCCACCGTGACGAACCAGCTCGCGCCCGGCGCATTCGCCAATTTCGTGAACAGCAACGGCGTGGGGGAATACAAGATATGGAACAATGCCGGCACCTTCGTGGTCACGCCGCAGTAG